CGACTTTCGTCGCCCTGTTCTGCTCGGCTAATCTAAGCCGGAATCCTTCTAGGAAGGACTGCCCTGCTCACTTGGAGACTACGCACATGAAGAATCGGAATAGGCCTATCCTTTCGGGACTGGCCCTCTGGGTCCTCATCGTGTATTGTAGTGTATTCCTAGTGGTCTACGGTTTTCTGACCCTCATGCAGGCGGTGCTCTAATGCCGTCTTACGTTCAGTACGAAGAAGGTGCCACTCGCAGGTCTGATGGTTCTGTTGCCATCATTCCCCGCGCTAGGTATCATGCTTACGGCCGATCGGAGACGATTAAGACTCCCCAGCATGCCGCAAGAAGGAGGGACCCCTCGATATTTATGCCACCGACGCCCATGTCTGCCTATGATTTTAGGTATTGCATGTTCCAAGGTGGTTACGAGGATACGAGTGGTAACGTTGAGACGGGATACCGGGAATCAAGACCCCGGTTTGTGGAGCAATCCGACCAGATCATCGATATCATTCGTGCTAAGGCGTTGAACAAGGCCTTGGCCGCTCTGAAATCCCAAAACATAAACTTCGCTCAAGCTTTCGCTGAGCGAGCTCAGACAGCTAACTTGGTAGCTAGCTCTGCCACCCGTCTTGCAAAGACGATATGGGCACTGAGACATGGGGACATTCGAAAGGCGTGCGACACTTTAGGTGTCACGCGACGAACTCGGATGAAGGGCGTTGGAGATACTTGGCTAGAGCTGCAGTATGGTTGGAAACCATTACTGTCCGATGTGCATGGAGCGATGGAGGAGCTGAGGAAGCATGATGCTGACTCACCTGGCCGCTATCGTTTCAGCGCAAAGGGATCCGCCCGCGATAAGTACTCTAATAAATACGAGGAACTCAACGGGGATATCGTCGAAACTGGCTACGAGACAGCTAATTACGGATGTTTTGTCCGCTTAGATGCTCAAGTAGACAGTGGATTAATGGCGAGCCTAGCAGCAGGGGGCTTTACCAACCCTCTGTCAGTAGCATGGGAGCTGGTTCCCTTCTCGTTTGTAGCCGACTGGTTTATGCCGATCGGCGAGTATCTTAATTTAAAAGATGCTTGGGTGGGTTACGCCTTTCTTGGCGGCTCATCCACAACGAGATTTTATGGGACGCGCACTAGTTGTGAACAGCACCGGATTGGATTAATTCTGAGTTCTCTCAGGTATTGGTCCTACAGTCGCGGGCTGAGTAGCAAAAAGTACGTGAATCGTGAGGTTTTTGGAACTCCCCCCACGAGTCAGCTTCCAGTTAAGAACCCTATGAGCATGGGGCACGTAGCAAATGCATTAGCACTGCTACAATCCGCATGTCGTGGGGCGCTCAAAGGGATGCGATAATTGCACCCCTCGCTACACCTTGCTAGGCATTCTGCCTAGTGAGAACCTCCTGAGGCTTTTGCCTCTTCTGAAGGAAACACATGGCCGCGCAAGCGACTGTTACTCTGACTGATGGTCAGAGCACCCCCGTCAATCACGCATTCAATCCGAATGGTGTGACTGCCGGAGTAGCGATGTGGCGCAACACTGTCGGCGGCATCGCCGCCGGCTTTGAAGTGCTGACCTCTTCGATCCGTGAAACGAAAAACGGTCCGAAGCCTGGCAACGTCGTTACGCTGAAGCTCAACGTTCCCGTGATGGAAACCATCTCGGGTGCTGATCTCGCTGGCTATACGCCGCAGCCGTCGGTTGCGTTCGAACTGGAAGCGATTGTCACCTTCCGTGCTCCTGCTCGTTGTACTAAGCAGCAGCGGAAGGACCTCCGCGTGATGTTGGCCGATCTCCTCGCGGAATCGGTTACCGTCGCAGCAGTGGATGACCTCGAACAGGCTTGGTAACAAGCCATGAACGAGTCATTGACAAGCCCTCCTGCAAAGGAGATTAACTTCTTTGTAGGATCATTAACCATTAGGATAATCCAATGGCTAAGCCAAGTTCTCGCCGCCCTAGGGGCGTTAACGCTAGTGTTGTTGCTGATGACCTCGTCCTCCTACAGTCTATCCTGGAAAGGATCGACTGCCCCCTTGCCTTCGCAGCAAGCTACAAGCTCGCCTGCGGGGACTACAGGGGGGCCGCAGAGCTCCGATGTGAACCACGGGATTTTGATGATCCCCGTGGATTCGCAATAAACTATGCGGTTACAGGACTGGTATCGAAGTTCCCGGGTTTCCCGGGGGCTTCGACTCGCCAGGACGCTGCGATTGAGAAATTTCTCGCAGCAGAGGCTTCATGCAAACTGACCAACGAGCGGTTCCGCAACAGATCCGCACTATCTCAGGAACTTCCTGAGCCTTTAAAGCCCGTCCTTTGGCGGGCGAAGGAAAAAGTGCGTAAGTTGTTAGGGTCGTTTACTTGGGATAAGGTCGCACCCGGGTTTAACTGGGGGCCTGGAGCAACAACCAGTCTCTCCCGTGAACGTAGGCACGGCTCTCATAAGTTCGGGCATAAGCCCGACAGCACGATCGACAATCTGGTTCCGGCACTGGCCTGCATCAACTCAGACAAGAATTGGTTTGAGTCTGCAGGTGGGGCCGCTGCTGTCAACAGCCCTTACGACCTTGTTAGATTAGTCGAAGGAAACCGGATTACCACTGTACCAAAAGACAGCTTCGTCGACCGAGTTATTGCAATCGAACCCGATATGAATATGTTTATTCAGAAGGGTTTCGGCGCATATTTTCGGAAGAAATTGAAGCATGTTAGCATTGATCTTGACGATCAGTCCCGAAATCAGCATTATGCTTATCTCGGGTCGAAGTATGGGACATTCGCTACAATCGACTTGTCGAGTGCTAGCGATATGATCTCGTTCGAGGTCGTTAAGTTCTTACTACCCTACGACTGGTTCGAGGCACTGTTATACCCTCGGTCAGCGGTTGGGCTTTTACCTTCTGGTGAGTGGATTACTTACGAGAAGTTTTCGTCCATGGGGAACGGCTACACGTTCGAGCTTGAGTCCATGATCTTTTGGGCTCTTGCCGAGGCGGTTGTCGAACTTCACGACGGGTACCGGGACGTAGCTGTTTTCGGTGACGACATAATCGTCGACGCCGTCTGCTACGCGGATCTTTGCGAGATTCTCACCTACTGTGGCTTTAAAGTCAACAGCAAGAAGAGTTTCGCATCTGGTCCGTTCCGCGAAAGTTGTGGAAAACACTACTTTCAAGGATTTGAGGTTACCCCACCGCGCATCACGAAACGGATTAAAACCGTTAGTGATGTTTTCATTGTGCTTAATAAGCTGATCAGGTTCGCCTCAAGGCTTGGTTCCGGAAACTTTCGGGACTGCGCGATGAAGCCTGCTGTTGATTACCTCCTGAGTCTCATTCCACATCCTTACCGGGGTTTTAGAATCCCCGATGGGGTGGGCGACCTTGGTATTGTTTCATCTTTCGATGAAGCGAGACCGAAAAAGGCGCGTCACGGAAAAGAAGGATGGGAGGTTAAGGTTCTGCGTATGTCTACGCGGGATATTCAGCTCCAGGGCTTGGGACCTCTCCTGTACAACCTACATGTGTTGGGCAGGACCCGAGAGCAGCTAGCTGCGCGGCCGAGTATTGACAGGATAGACTCTGTCAATGGCTTTGTCGCTAAGCAGCTAGTAGCGAAGTGGAACTTCATGGGCCCTTGGGTTGACATCCAAGGGTGACCATGTTATAGCCCGGTAATTTTACCGGTGGAGGGAGGGGGAATGACTCCCCTCTCCTTTGGATAAGAG